AATTATGAGGATATAATTTTATATTAAACTCACTAAGATTACTAATAGGTGGGTCAAAATATTTAATACATTCTGATTGATGATAAAAATTATAGAAATGTGAATAATCATCTAAACTAGTTCCAATAATATTAGTATCATCATTATCAAATGTAGTATTTAAATCTAGAACAGCAAAAGAATCATTTAGATTATTAAGTTTACCAGAAGGAATTGAATCTAAATTTAAAGATTCTTGATTACTACTTTTAGTATTATTAAGTTCATCTATATTTAATATATAGTAATTAAATGATGTAGAAGAAGAACCTGTAGTTCCATTAACGTCAACAGAATTTCCAGTATTATATATATTATCTCTATTGATTTTTAAAGATGCTTTGAGAAGTTTTACACTAACAACATCTTTTTGTGGAGTAGTAAATTTAAATTTAAAATCAAAATCTACTCTATCTGAATCTGAATTACTAATATTTATTTTTTTTTTATAAATAATTAATTTTTCTTCAGTTAAACTATATTCAGGTTTATTAACTATATTATCATTCTCTATAATATTATAATCCTTTAAATTATTTAGATTTAATATACTATCTGATAATTTTAAATTATTTTTATCTTCTTCATTTAATATTAAAAAATCCATTTTATTATTAATTTTATATTATTTTTAATTATTTTCACTTATATTTTCATCTATATAAATTTTTATTTTTTGTGTAGTTTCAATTAAAAATTCTAGCATTAAATAAGCGCTATTATCTCTATTAGCAATAATATCATAATTATGTGGATATAATTTTATATTAAATTCTTTTAAAACATTTAAAGGGGGATCAAAAAATGTTTCGTTTTTATTGGTATAATAAGAGTTATAATAATGTGCGTAATCTGATAATGAACCGCCATTATCATATATGTTACTTAACGTTAAAGTTGCAAAAGAGTTATTTAAATTATTAATATTATTAGAATCAGTAGAATCTAAGTTTAATGATGTATCATTACTACTAAATGTATTATTAAGTTCTTTAATATCTAAAATATAATAATGAAATGATGTTTCTTGAGCATTAGAGGTTCCATTTTGCGTATCTAAGTTACCAGTATCAATTGAATATTCTTTTTTAACTTTTAATGTAGCATTTAATAATTTTACATTATGAACATTTTTAATAGGTTCTTTAAATGTAAATTTGAAATTGAAATCTGTTCTATGAGAAGCAATATCAGAAACATTAAATTTTTTTTTATAAATAATTAATTTTTCTGTATTATTAATTGTTTTATGAACTAATATTTTATTAGAACTCATTATTTAATTTAATATTAAATAATAATAATAATAATTTATTTAAATTCAATTATATACTCTTAATTTTTCTTTTGTTTCAATCATTAATTCTAATTTACATTTAAATGTAGTTACAGCAACATCTGCATCAGTATATAAATTAATATTAAGTTGTGCTAAAGAGTTAAGAGGGGGGTCAAAATATCTTATATCTTGATTGACACCAAATCTATTTTTATAAATATTAAATTTATCATTTACTACAGTAGTAGCATCATTTATACTAGTTCTATCAATATCAATAGTTTTATCGTATTCAAGTGCAGCAAAGCAGTCATTTAATTCACCACCATCAGGTGTTTTACTACTTCTAATATTATTTAATTCGTTAATACTTAATGTAATAAATAAAGAAGCATCAGTAGTATTGCCAGTTGGTTCTTCTCTAATAATACCATTAATTAATTTAACACTAACAACATCTCTATAGGGTTCATTTAAGATAATAGGATTACCAATATCATTATTATCAAAATTAAGTATTAGTTTGAATGGTTTATTAATAATATCAGATTTAATGCCTTTATCAGGAATTATATCATATTTTTTGTAAGTTTCGACATTATTATCAATAATTTTATTATCAATTCCAAAATTATTTCCAAATTGAGTATACATCCCTTTTAAATTAGGATTAATACCTCTTTTAAATAAATTATTATCTTTAATAGATACAAAATTTTGTTTCTGCATTTTTATTTAAATATATATTATAAAATAATGTTTAAATGGAAGATATAAATATAGATAATTTAAGTTATATTTCTGTAGATAATCTTGAATTATTATATAAAAATGTAAAAGGATTTTTTAAAGATGTTCATAATATAGATATTAATAATTATAATACAAATATAAAAAAAATTTTGTTTGAGAATATGAAATTAATTTACAGCACTAAGCATGCACCTTCTTTAAAAACTACTCAATTAAATCTAATTACTCTTAAAAATATGAAAGAAATTTTATTAGATGAAATAAATAAACTAAATAAAAATACAAGTAAAAATAAGACAAATATAGATATTATATCAAGAGAGAATAATATTTATAATAGAGAGAATAGAATAGTAGATAATTTAAATGAATCTTATACAAATAATATAGATTTAAATAAAAATTTTTCAAAGGATTATGATAATTTATTATCAGATAGAAATAATTCGATAGAGAAAATAGATAAACCAAATTTTGGAACAGAATTTATTCAAAGTGACTCATTAGAAAGTATTAACAAAAATATGGAAAATTTATTACAAGAGAGAGAACAAATTTTACTTTCTCCTAAAGATGATAAAGATAAATCAGAAGAAAATAAATTGCAAGAAAATTCTAATAATAATAATGAAAATAATTTTTTAAATTTAGAAGGTTTTAATGAAGATGATAATATAGGTTCATTAATTGATTCAACTAATGATGTAAATATTAATAATTTAAATAAAGATATAAATGAATCTAATAATAATATAGAAAAACAAAATGAACAAAATAATAATATAGAGAATCAGATAATATTAAGAAAACAAGTAATAGTTATATCTAGTTCAAAACGAGATATGGAAAAATATCCAAATCCATATAATTACACAATTGAACTAAAATATCCTATTAGAAATATAATTAATATTAAATTATTAAATGTATTAATTAATATAAGTAAAGTTAAAAGTAATATAAATTATTTATTATTAAATATAAATGATTTAAAGGTGTTAACATCGAATAATGAAAATATTAATAATAAATTTGCGATAGTTTATGGAGGTAAAATATATAACGAGGAGATAAATTTTATAGAGCCGATGGAGATATTAGATAAATTTGATATAAAAATAACGGATAAGAATGATAAAATAGTAAATAATAAGGATAATGATAATAAAAATGATAATATAATAGAACTATTGATTGAATATTTTTAAAAAATAATATAATTAATTGAATTAATTTTTAAAATATACTAATAATTTAATATGGATAAAGATATTGATGATTTTTGTGAAAGAATATTACCATATGTAGATGATTTTAATTCTGATTTAGATTATTTTATTAGTATATTAATAAGAGAAATAAGAGCAAATGATATTATATATATAAATAAAACTGATGAGTGGTATGAATATAATATGTATAATAAAGAATGGAATAAGTATGATTTTAGTAATATAGTAAATCAGATTAAAACATTTGATGAATTTTTTTCAAATTATTTATATAATTTTATAAATTCATCAAATTTAGGAAAGAAAAATAAAGATTATTTGATTAAAATAAATAAAAAGATAATATCATTTATAAAAAATAGAAGTTATAATACTAATAAAATTTATAATAATTGTAAAAAATTATTTTCAATAAATAATTTAGTTTAGGTAGAATTAATGATGCTAAAATATTTAGTTCTAAGTTTAAATACGAAGTGGTCATTAAGATTAGGATTATTAATAAATTTTTGGAAAGATATATTTTTGAGACATTGGTCCATAAAAAATAGTGAGAACATTCCGCATTCAGAGTTTTCTTTTTGATGTTTTATTTTATTTATATAAATTTCTAGTATTTTTTCATTTATTTTTTTGTTATCATTAATAATATCATTAATAAATTTTCGTATTTGTATATGAGGATTCATACCATTAGAATCATAATAATATATACCATAATTTTTAGATTTAGGATTAAGATTAATAAAAAGAGAAACCCAATGACTACCACTTTGATTATGTTTATCTAAATTAAATATAGCTCCTAATTTATTAATTTTATTTTTTATTAGATTTTTAATATCTAAATTACACATATTATTAGATATGCAAGTATTACCGTATACTTTAATATTAAAATCAATTGGATGAACTCCTAAAAATTTAAAATTATTATATTTATCTTCATATTGTGTCATTACATTCAATAAATTATATGTATTTAACCATTTATTTGGTTGTTCTTTCCAAGTATTTGGATATTCTGGTCTAAATTTACTTAAAAATTTTTCTTTATTAGAATTAATCTCCATATAATTTTGCTTTAACCAACAAAATTCATTATTACCACATTTTTCATAATTCGCCTTCATTATTGATTCATATAGTTTATCTTTCGTTTGCGATAATCTTATTTTCTTATCAGCACTTTTATTATAATTTTTAGCTATATCTTTTAAGTCTTGTAAAGTATAACAACTTTTATTATTAGAATATTTAGGTGAACAACTCATATTATATTATTAAAATATTTTAGTTTATATTAATAGTAAAATAAATTTATGTAATTATTAGAAGTGTTATTATTATTTTAGAAGTTAAATAGAAGTAAAATAAATTTTGAAAAAAATTTAAAAATAATTTAATATAATATTTTAATATTCATAAATATTAATTATTTTGTGATGAGTGAAGGGAAAAATCAAAATGGAAAATTTATGAATTATTTGAGAAAATATAAAACATCAAAGTCATCTGATTATACGCATACTTCATTGGGATATCCATATGGTTCGTATTATATACAAGTGGATGATTATAATGAATTCTTAGATAATTATATAAAAGCTATAGAAGAAGGAGAAGAGTTATATTTAACAGAGAAGCATAGAACTTATTCTCCAATTCTAATAGATTTTGATTTTAGATTCACTAATAATATAGAAAGAAAATATAAGTCTTCTCATATTTCAAAATTAGTTAATATTTATATAAATGAACTAAATAAATATATTAAACAAGATAATTATAAAATTTATATCTTAGAAAAAAGTAATCCAGTTTATATAGAAGATAAAAATATAACTAAAGATGGTATTCATATAATGATACCTGAAATTGTTACAAAACCAAGTTTGCAGTTATTTATAAGGCAAAAATGTTTAGAGAAGATGAAAGATATATTTAAGAATGATATAGGGAGTGAGAATGATGTAGATGATATATTTGATGAGGCGGTAATAAATAAGAATAATTGGATGATGTATGGTTCAAAGAAGCCGGATAAGGAGCCGTATTTGGTAACAAAGGTATATGAATGTCAAAATGATAAATTGGAGAAGGTGAAAGAGAAAAGAAAGATGGATGATTTAGTAAAATTGTTTTCTCTTAGAAATAAATTTATGGAGAGTGAATTAAAATTTGAAAATAACACTGAATATGATTTATTTAGTAATGAACTAATGGAGAAAGAGCGTAGCGAATTAACAAACAAGCAAATTATAAAGAGTTCTAAAAATCATAAAAAAAATGAGACATTAGATTTAAGTATAATAAAGAAATTGATAAAAGTGTTAAATCCGAAAAGAAGTGAGCATTTTGATAGTTGGATAAAAGTTGGTTGGTGTTTAAGAAATATAGATTATCGATTATTAGATGATTGGATTGAATTTAGTAAACAGTCAAGTAAATATGAAGAAGGTGAATGTGAAAAGAAATGGAATTATATGAAAGATGGTAATTTGAGTGTAGGAACTTTACGTTTCTGGGCAAAATCAGATAATCCAAAAAGTTATCAAAAAATATTAGAAGATGATTTACAATCTGTATTAAAATCTGCACATACAGGAACACATACAGATGTAGCAAGAGTAATATATCAAATGTATAAACACGATTTTGTTTGCACAAGTATAAAGAAAAATTTGTGGTATGAGTTTAAAAATCATAGATGGCATTCAAGTGATAGTGGATATGTTTTAAAGATGAGAATGTCGAATGAAGTATGGAAGCAATTTGTAAGAATTGGTAAAGATTATGCAGTAGCTTCATTAGAGGAGGAGGATCCGGAAGAGGCGGAGAGACTTAATAAGAAGGCATCAACTTATCATAAAATTGCATCATCATTAAAAAATCAGACACAGAAGAATAATTATTTGAAAGAATGTTCAGAATTATTTTATAGAGAGAAATTTGAAGATAAATTAGATTCTAATTGTACATTGATTGGATTTGAAAATGGTGTATTTGATTTGGAAACATATGAATTTAGAGAAGGTCATCCAGATGATTATATATCTTTCTCAACTAATATTGATTATATTAAATATGATGATAAATGTGAAGTAAATAAAGAAATTATGACATTCTTAGGACAAATTTTACCTAAAGAAGAAATGAGAGAATATTTTCTTAAATTGTTTTCTAGTTTTCTTAGTGGTAAAATTACAAGTGAGAAATTCCATATATTTACAGGAACTGGTGCAAATGGTAAATCGAAAGTTATAGAGTTATATCAAAATGCTTTTGGAGATTATTGTGGTCAATTTAATGTTTCATTGTTAACACAAAAGAGAGTTAAAAGTAATGATACGAATAGTGAGTTAGCGAAATCGAAAGGGAAGAGATTTATGGTATTGCAGGAGCCAAGTGAGGATGAGAAGATGAATATAGGTTTTATGAAAGAGTTAACAGGTGGTGATAGAATTATAGCACGTGGTTTATTCCAAGACCCAATAGAATTTAAGCCGCAGGCGCATTTAGTGTTAACTTGTAATCATTTACCATCGATACCGAGTGATGATGGAGGAACATGGAGAAGGATAAGAGTGATAGAATTTTTATCAACATTTACTGAGAATCCGAATCCGAGTAATAAGAATGAGTTTAAGATAGATACAGAATTATCGTTAAAGTTTGATGATTGGAAGGAATATTTTATGTCAATATTGATACATTATTATAAGAAATATATGGATGAGGGAATATATGAGCCACATGAGGTTTTAAAATGCACACAAGAGTATCAGAAGGATAATGATATAATGAAACTGTATATTGATGAAAGAGTTGAACCGAAAGAGGGAGGATTTGTAACATTTTCAGAATTATATAATGATTTCAAGTATTGGTATAAAGAGACTGGAGAATTGAAGAAGCAACCACCAAAACAGCAAGTTCTTAAATATATGAATAAAAATCTGATTAAGAATAATAAAAATAAGAGTGGATTTCCTAATTTTGTTTTAGTAAATTGTAATATAATTGATGATGATGATGAACTATAAGTATAGTATATGATAAAATTTGATTTTTATTATAATTATAAATATTATAATTAATAGAATGGACAATTATGTATGTCCAATATGTTTAGATAATATAGAGGTTAAAAGAGAGCAAGATAATAATATAAATATAATAGTATTAAAGGGATGTAGACATGTGTATCATAAAAGATGTTTAAAATTATATTGGGAAAATGTAGATAGGAAAAGATGTCCTTTATGTAGAGATGAGAATGTAACAGATGATTTATTTTTTAATAATTGGATAACAAAAAATAATAGATTAAAATTAGATAAATATAATAAATATTTAATACAATGGCATAATAGAGATTGTATAGAGAATAATCATTTTATAATATTTGTAAAACCATTTGGAGTGATAGGAATTTGTTTAAATTGTAAAAGAGTAGAAAGTTTTAATGTATAAAATGTATATTTTTATTTAGAAATAAAATTTGATAATATAATTATATATTATAAATAATATTTTATAAATTAAAAATGAACATTAATGAGTTAAGTGTAAATGATATGCTCAAGAGGTCATTAAAAATATTAAGAGAGATGTTAGAAGATAGGGGTGAAGATATAAGATATTTAGAAAATATTACAGAAGAAGAATTAATTAAATATTATGAAGAAAATTCTATATTTGATTTTAGAATTAATGATAATTTAAAAGTTATATATCATATGAATAATAAAGTAAAAATTAATGATATACGTAAATATATTAATATAGAAGAGGATGGTGGTAAAAAGATTATATTTATAAGTAAAGAAAAATTAACAACAAATAATTATAAATCATTTGCAGAATTTACAGGAGCAAATATAAGTATATCATTCTTTTATTTGAAAGAGTTGCAGATAAATATATATAAGCATGAATTGGTTCCAAAGCATATTCCGATAAGAGATAAGAAGGAGATAGATGAAATAATGAGTAAATATTCATTAAAAAGTAAATATAATTTACCATTGATATTGCATACTGATCCAATATGTAAATATTTAGATATTAAATCGGATACGATAGTTAAAATTATAAGACCTAGTATAACATCTGGTGAATATATATTATATAGATATTGTGTATAAATTAATATTGTATTAATATAAATAGAAATAATGTCGCAAGATTATCAACAAAAATCTTACACAGATAAAAGATTAGATTTTAATAATATATTAATTACAGATAGTAAAGATTTTTTAGTAAATCAATTTTTGGATAAAGCAAATGAAGATATTAAATTTTCTAAATTTAAAATACATTTTAATCTTTTTATTGCTACCTTAGAAATTATATTAGATTATAAATTAGAAGATTTATTAGATTATATGCATGTAAATTCATTAATAAATAGTTCAATACAAATTGATTATAAAGGAGAAACTGTATTATTAAATAGTTTGTCAACATATGTAATGGGTATAATAATAGATGCATTAACAAAAGCAATAGAAGTAGATAAAAGTGAGAGTAATGAGCAAAAAAAAAGAATTAGAGATAAAATAAATAAATATATAGATGATAATACGGGAGTGAGTAATTATTCAAGTGGTTTAATTAATAATGGTAGTTTAAAAGAGATATTAAAATCCAATAATGGTTTAGATATTAATTTAATAAAAAAAAAAGTATCAAAAAGTATTGTAGGAATAGATAAAGAGCCTGCATTATTTTTATTAAATTCGCCATTGTTTTCATTATATAATTTTTTAATAAAATTAGAAGATAGAGAAAATAATATAAAATCAGAAGTTAATTTTTTAATAACAAATTTATTATTAGTAAATGTAATAAAATATTATTTTCTATCTGAATTTTTATTAAAATTATTATTAGATACAAGAAATAATGTAAATAATATAGATAATTCTTCAATAGAATCTATTGATTTTAATTTAAAAAATTTAGATAGTATAGTAGATTATAATGATATAAATGGTAATAATTATGATAATGATTCTGTACAAATTATAGATTTATTATTTACAAACTATAAAAAGGGTAATTTAATTAAAGATGATTTTAATTATAGTGAAAATAATGGTTTATTTGTAGAAACAATATCAGTTGGTAATATTAGAAAAAAATCCTCATATAATATTGATAATATGAAAAATAAAATATATATAATTTTAAAACAAATAAATGGTATAAATATATTATTAAAAGAAAATAGAAATATATTTTTTAAAGCAAATGTAAATAATATAACAGACCCAACAAGAGCTAGATTACAAAAACAATATGATAAAGATAATTTAAATATATATATTGATAAACTTAATAAAGATATTAATAAAATTAATTTAAAGAATTTAAATATTCAAAAACAATATGAAAAAAGTAAAAATTTATATATAATATTAGTAATATTTATCATATTATATATCTTATTAAATATTTATTCAATTGCTTATACTAATTCTGAATCTATTTTATATATTAATGCAGTTGTAGCAGTTACTATATTATTAACCAAATTTTATAAATTAATTGCAAATTCTTATAAAACATTAGTAAAAGATTTAAATAACTAAAAATAATATATATCTTAATAAATATAATGGTATTATATTATAAATCTGGAGACTGTAAAGACACAGGAGAAAATTTAGAAAATTGTATAGAAACTAATCCGTATCCTGGATTAAATATAAAAGATACTGTAATGAATGATAAATTTAATGCTCTTAAAGAGAATGAACAATTAGAAAGTGTAATTCCATTTTTAGTAGAAAGAAAATATAAATATTATAATAAAGATGATAAAGATAGTTTAAATGAATCAAAATATAATTTTTTTGATAATCAAAAACCATTAATAATGAGAAATTATGATACAAAATTCCAACCGGATGATGTAGTAAAAAATAATATAATTAATAATTTTTCATTTAATATTCTAAATAATGTATCATCTTTATATGATAATATAATTACTCATATTACAAAAAAAGTTGAAAGTAAGTCTAGTAGTGATTTAATTGATTATCTTAATAAAGATATAGTTAATTTGGAAAAAGAATTAAAAAATTTAAATAATAAAAATCTTACAGAAGAATCTAATTATTCTGCTAAATATTATGACACAAATAGTTATAATTTTAAAATTAATCTTTTATTAAATTCTATATTTATAGTTTCAATTATATTAATTATAAGTATACTTGATAATAATGGAATTATTAAATATGGTTTTGCTATTAATGTAATATTAATTATAGTATTATTAATATATTTTACATTAGGTTTATATGATATATCTGATAGACAATATAGTAATTGGGACAAAAAATATTTTAATTATGTAAATAAAGTATCAGATAAGGTTTAAAATAATATTTGAAATTATGATTTATTTTTTTTTAAAAATATTTAAAATTATTTTAAATATATAATTAGATGACAACTGATAATGATAATATTAAAACCATTATTACTTTTAGAGGCTATGGTTTAGTGAAAGATAAATTTGATAAAAAAGAGTTAGAAAATTTAAGAAAGGAATTGAAAGTATCTCCAAAAGGTTTATCTTCGTATAATAATTTAAGTGTGCAAAGTTATATAGTATATCAAGAGAGTGTTAAAAGATTATATATACCGAAATATTTAGGATTGCAAAGATATGGTGTTCCAGACAAGAATAAATTAAAAGAAGGTATAGATATAGATGTAAAATTTAATGGTAAATTAAGAGAGAATCAAGTAAAACCGGTAGAAGCATTTTTAAGTGCGATTAAAGATGAAACTAAGCAAGGAGGTTTGATAAATCTTCCATGTGGTTTTGGAAAGTGTTTAGCATATGATACATCGATAATAATGTATGATGGTAATATTAAAAAAGTTCAAGATATTCAAATAGGAGATAAATTAATGGGAGATGATTCAACTCCAAGAGAAGTATTAAGTTTAGCGAGAGGTCGTGAAATGATGTATGATATTATACCAGATAAAGGAGATAAATATACTGTTAATGAATCCCATATATTATCTCTTAAAAGTATTATTGAAGATTCTGATGATTATTTTGAAGAAGATAATATTATAGATATTTCATTATTAAATTATTTAAAATTACGAAATAAGGATTCTTTTGTAGGTTATCGTGTTCCAATAGATTTTCCGTTTAAACATATAGATATAGAACCATATAATTTAGGTCATTCATTAACAAATACTATAATAATCTCTAAATTTATACCAACAAATTATAAGTTTAATAATCGTAATGTAAGAATGGAATTATTAGCAGGTATAATAGACTCTAATGGATTTGTAGTCAATAATAAATATGAAATTATAATGGAATATGAAAGTTTATTAGATGATATTATATATGTAGCACGTTCTTTAGGATTTTTATCATTTAAAAAGAGTTTTCAAGATATGAAATCAAAAATATATTATAAAACTACTATATATGGAAATGATTTAGATGAAATACCAGTTAGAGACCAATCCAAAAAAATATATTATGTAAAATATAATAAAGATATATTAAATGTTAAAATTAAAATAGAAAAAAAGAAAATAGATGATTATTATGGATTTACAATTGATGGTAATCAAAGATTTTTACTAGGAGATTTTCAAGTTACACATAATACATCAATATCATTATATATAATTACTAAATTATTAAAGAAAACATTAGTAGTAGTTCATAAAGATTTTCTACTTAAACAATGGAGAGAAAGAATTGAACAATTTATACCTGAAGCCCGTATAGGAACTGTTAAAGCAAAAACAATTGATATAGAAGATAAAGATATAGTTATTGGAAGTTTACAAAGTTTATCTATGAAAGAATATGATAAGGGTACATTTGATGAATTTGGATTTATAGTAATAGATGAATGTTTCCCTTATAGGACTGGTATTGTAACTGATAAAGGTGTAATGTATATAGGTGTATTATATAATAAATGGAAAAATAAAGAAGAATTGCCAAAAATATTAAGTTATAATAAAAATACTACAAATTTTGAATATAAAGAAATGACATATTCTTGGAAAAAAATAAATAAATATTTAATTGAAATTAGTATGTCTAAAAAGAAATTTAAATGTACATTAAATCATAAAATATTAACAATAAATGGATATATAGAAGCAAATAAATTAAATATAGGAGATATTATAATATCAAAATATGATAAATTAAATATTGATAATAGTATTGCTCCAGCATTAAATGATGAACAATTACAAATTATATATGGTTCATATTTAGGAAATGGACATATTGAAATAACAAAGGAAAATAGATATAGATTAAAATTAATACATTATGAAGAGCAAAAGGATTATTGTAAATGGAAAGCTGAAATGTTTGGAATAGAAAATAATGATTACTCACAAAAATCTGTATATAGTTTTCAAACAAAAATTTTTGATTTAGAATATAATATATCAAAAAATACAAAAGAAGTTCCTGATTGGTTATTAGATAAATTAGATATAAAAGGTATATCAATATGGTTTATGGATTATGGTAGCAACCAAATTAAATATAATAAAAACGGAACTATATCAAATTTTATATCTATAAATACTAATAATTTTAATTATGAAATACAAGAGAAATTTGTAAATAAATTTAAAAAATATAATATAGATTGTTCAATAAGAAAAGAAAACAATAACTATTATATTAATTTTAATAAAGAAAATAGTGATAAATTGTTAAATTTGATAAAACCATATATTCATCCTAGTTTTAACTATAAAATATATAGTAATATAGATTTAGAAGAGTTAATAAGTAAAAATAAATATAAGTGGAATAATAATTTTTTAAATTATGGAACATTAAAAGTAACTAAAATTGTATATCTTGAAAATATAAAAGAAAAATGGCAAAAAGAACCATATGTATATGATATAGAGGTTAAAGATAATCATAATTTTATAATTGGTACAAAAATAACTTCTAAAAATCAAACTGAATATATTGATGGACCTGTTGTATCAAATTGCCATCATATAGGTTCTGAAGTATTTTCAAGAACTTTACATAAAATTAATTGTAAATATTCCTTAGGTTTATCAGCAACAATGACAAGAAAGGATGGTTTGACAAAGGTATTTAAGTGGCATTTGGGAGATATAGTGTTTAAAGCAAAAAATAATAATAAGGATAAGGTGGATGTGTATTGTTATGAGTATGATGAGGATGATATAAAGTATAATAAGGAGGAGATAAATTATAATGGTAAATGTAATATGGCGAAGATGATAAATAATATATGTGATTATGAGCCGAGAACAGATTTTATAGTAAATATAATAGAGGGTATAAAGAAGAAGGAAGAGAAGAGAAATATAATATTATTAAGTGATAGAAGAAATCATTTGAAGATATTAAAGGATAAAATAGAAGGTAAGAATGTGGGTAATGTTGGATATTATGTAGGAGGTATGAAAGATGAAGAATTGAAGAAATCGGAGGATAATTGTGATATATTGTTAGGGACATTTAGTATGGCGAGTGAGGGTATGGATATACCTAAATTAGATACGATAATATTAGCGTCTCCGAAAAGTGATATAGTGCAATCTATAGGGAGAGTATTAAGAAAGAAGTTAGAGGACAGAGTATATATTCCATTAGTAATAGATATAAATGATATGTTTTCGATGTTTTTGAATCAGAATAAGAAAAGATTAACTTATTATAAGAAATGTAAATATAATATTAATCATATTAAATTTAAATAAAAAAAATATAAATGTAAATAAATATAAAATATGTTTGGTACAGTTATTAAAAATACATTACTTTTTTTATTAATAATATTTATTTTACATTTCATGATAAATAATCTTTTAATAGATATGGATTTGAATGGTTTTTCGGTAAATGGTTCTATACCAAAGAATATTAATACAAATGAAGTAAAAGTGTTAGAAGAAGAAGAAGTATTAGATAATACAGCAATGATAGAGGTAGATTTACCTAGACCAGAAAGAGATGAGAAGAAGGATAAAGATGCGATAAAGATGAAGGAGTTATATGATTATGTATATGATAAGGATGCAACAAATAAATTAGATAATTTCTATAAGATGTCAAATGATATAGATGTAAGTAATTCAAAAGATGTTCAAATAAAATGTGCGGATAGTTTGTGTAATAATGTAAATAATTATTGTAATACATCATTGCCAGTGAAGCAAGAATTGGAGGGGCATTATTCAAATTTCAATAAGGTGCAATGTGAGTCGGATATAAAGGATAGTAGTAAGCATCCATATATAATAAAGAAATATGATAATGAGAGTCCAATGAATGGAGGTGCATTAGATGAAACAAATATAGAGGCATTTGATACATTAGATGGAGGATATGAGTTGTTATAAAAAATTTAATAAAAAATTTTAATTAAAAATTATTTTTATTTAAATAATTTATAAGTTCAGTTAAATTATTTCTATTTAATGTCATAACATCTTTAAATTTGTCTTCTTTAATGTTATCAATATAGTTAAATCTATTCTTAAATGTATGATTAAAGCTTCTTTTATTAATTAATTGAAGAATAATAATTTTAGCTTTATTAATATCTTCAATTTTTTTATTAGATGTTTTAAGATTGAACTCGCTAGAATCGAAATCAATAATTTTGATGATACTATTATCGGTTACTTGAATATTTTTAGCTTTAAAATCATTATGAACAATATTACTATTATGTAAAGATTTAAGACCAAGTAATAATTCAATAGCAATTTTATTTTTATTAAATTGATAAAGTTTTTTATTATATTTACCATTAATGATGCATTCTAAATTATAAGGAACATATTCCATAAAAAGAGTATTATTTTGTTTATCAATTTTATGAATTTTAACAATATATTTAGAGCCTTTAATCTTTTCTAATATATTTAATTCAGCTTCAAAAAATTTTTTATTTTTAAAAACTTTTTTAACAATTTTATTATCCATTTTAAAAATTCTACCAGAATTTCCTTCTCCTATTAATACACCTCTTTTACATTCAGGTTTCTTTTCATTACTTGCCATTTATATATATTAATTAAATTTTATAATGATAATAGAAATTTACAATAAAGTGAATAGAAGTTTAATAAAAAATTTTTGGATCCGATTTTCAGGAGAAAAATATTTTTACCAGGGGTTTAAAGAATTATATTTAAGGACAATGATAATAGAAATTCACAATTAAGTGAATAGAAATTTAATAAAAAATTTTTGGATCCGATTTTCAGGAGAAAAATATTTTTACCAGGGGTTTAAAGAATTATATTTAAGAACAATGGTAGTAGAAATTCACAATAAAGTGAATAGAAGTTTAATAAAAAATTTTTGTATTAAATTTTAGAGAGAAAAAATATTTTAAAAATTTATTGATTCTTTTTTATTTTAAATAGAAGTTTGCATATTTCTTTTTTTGGTAATTTTTGATAATTATTAGGTAACAACTTTCTTATTTCTGGATATTTTTGATTAATTGTTTTAATTAATATTGGTTTTTTAATAAAATATTTTGATGTATAACTTTTTGTTCCACATTCTTCTTCATTTGTAAAATCAAATTCATTAAAAAATTCTTTTATTTTATTATTTTTAGTATTATTTTTAGTATTATCTTTAATATAATGTATTTTAATTTTATTAGATAAAGTGCTAGATAATGAGTTAATAATATTTCCTTTATTATTAAAATCAATAGTTTCTACATATTTTTTTAATTGATTCAAATTATCTCTATTAAATTTAAATATTTCTTTAAATTTATTATCATCAATTAATTGTAAATACTTATTACGTTTATTATAAAATTCAGGATAATATTTTACTTTAAATATAATTTGTAAAATTATATATTTTAATTTATTAATTTCTTCAATTCTTTTTTTAGGATTAACGATACCGAAATCACTTAGGTCAAAATCAATAATACGAACACCACTATCAGCAGTTATTTGTATATTTTTAGCTTTATAATCATTATGATAAATTTTATTATTATGTAAATCAATAACACCTTGAACTAATTCATTAATAATTCTATTTTTATTAAAATTATCAATAGATTCATTTTTTTCAATTATAAGATTTTCAAGATTATAAGGAACAAATTCCATAATAATATGCATATTTCTATTTAAAATCTTATAAACTTTTACAACATTACTTATATTTTCAGTTTTTTCATATACATTTTTTTCTCCTTCAAAAGCAAATTTAGATTTAAATACTTTACGAACTTTTCCATCAGATTCCATATATAAAAAACCACCATCTCCTTCCGCAAATGGTTCCCTATTCTTTATCTGATTTCTAACATTATTTACATTATAATTATCATTTGTATTATTATTCGTAATTTTGTACATTTACTTTTATAAAATATTTTTAATTAAAAATATTTTTGATACCTTTCTCTAACTTCTCAAAATCTTTATACATTTCCGGATTATCATAATTTAAATTTATAGCAAATAATAATACTATTGTTAACCACATATACATTAATATATTTAATAAAAAGTTCTCTTTATATTCATACGCCCAATCAAATCTTAATTGATTCACATATAAGAAAAATGTTATACTTGGTATAAGTAATGCTACTATTAAGTTTCTATATTTAAAGTTTACAAGTATTTTATATTGGTCTAATAAAATGATAGTGTATTTTAAAAGTATTAATCCAATAATAGTATCAATAATACATAAAATTATAAATTTTATAAAATATTTATCAATAAATGAAAGTAAAATAAATTTAATTCTGTCATTAAAATCTTTAACTTTTATAGTTTTGCCATAAATATCTTTAAGATATAAATTTTTTTTCGCAAATAATAAATCAAGAATGTAACCGAGTATATTACCTACAAAATACAAAGAAATTCCAGTACTATGTTGTATATTTAAACCGAAACCTATATTTAAAATATAATTTAGTAAATTTGCGATTATAACAGATGTTATAGAAGTTACTTTCCCCATATTTTTCTCATCTTTTAAAAATTTTTTTATTAAATTATTATATTTTATCATTTATTAAAATATATTTAATAAATTAAAAAAATTATATTAATTTAATTAATCTTCTTCATCAGATTCTTCTTCTTCATCTTCATCCTCATCATCATCTTCATCTTCTTCATCGGATTCTTCTTCATCATCTTCATCCTCATCATCATTTTCAACTTCATCATCTTCTTCATTCTCATCATCATTTTCAACTACATCATTATTAGAATCATTATTATTAACTTTTACTAATTCATTTGTATTATTTCTAGAAATAGAAGAATTTTTATAATATTTATTAATTAAATCTGATACATTTGAACCAAATACATCAATAAAATTAGAATTATTATTATTTTTATTAAATATTTTTTCAAATTCTGATTCTCTCATATTTCTAATCTCTTTTAATAAGTTTTTAACATCACTTTCATCATATAAACCATTTTTAGTATAAGCTGAACCTAAGATTTTAACTAATTCATCAGAAGTATAATCATCTCTGCTTTCTTCTCCTATTTTATAAGGAATAAATGTTCTTTGATTAGCAGATGTATGGTCATTACTTTCATCAAAAATATTACTAAATTTAGAAGAGAATTGACTAGAAAATATTTGTTCATCATAATAAGACCTAGGAACGAATCTATATTCAATTTTTTTATTATCTTTAATTTTTTGAAATTTTTCTTGATATATACCATGAACAACTAATATAATTCCAAAAAAAAATACTAATAGTATTAATAACTTCATTATTATAATAAATTAATATTTTATTATAAATTTATTCTTTCTGATTTTTAGAATTCATCCAAGGATCTTCACCACTGAATACCTTACTATTAATATCAACATTATCAACATTTACATTTTCTTCTACTGTATTATCTTCACCAACACCACTACTTGTTATAACTTCTTTAACATCTTCTACAACTTCTTTAACATCTTCTACAACTTCTTTACTTTTTTCAATAACTTTTTCGACATCTTCAACTAATTCTTTACCATCTTCAATTGTTTTTTCAACATCTTCTACAACATTTGATTCTAAAAGATTTTCTTCTTCAACTTTTTTATTTTTTTCTTTTTGAGCTTCTAACATTTCTCTCTTTCTATCATTAAATACTTCATCCTTATGTGCTTGATTTTCTCTATATTTCTTCATTAAAGTATTAAGTTGGTCTTCAGAATAATGTTGGTCATCAATTTGGTCAGCTGATGGGTCCCAAGGACACCAACAACCAACCTGACAAATAAAAATATTATGATTCTTATCCTTCCTCTTTAAAACCTCACTACGAACTTGCGCCTCTCTTAAAGTATCATATGAACCACGAACCTTTAAACCTCTTACATTAGTTTGAAAATCAACTTGTTCATTAAATTGTTTATCTAATTCTTGAGATTTTTCTTCACAAAAGTATTTATATTCATCTTGCATATGTTGTTTATTAAATAAAAATCTATATCTATCCGCAATCGCTTGAAAACCATCCGCATCATCCGGATACTTATCCTTCATATTATGAAATAATTCATTCATATCTTTACAAAAGTTCTTTGTAAACTCAGTAAATATGAAAGTGTTTTTATCATCTAATATTTTTTCTGGAGAAATGAATGATACACAGCAAAATTTTTGTCCGCGTATTTCGGGGTCTTCTTCGAGATAGTCACATTCACTAACGGAAACAACATTATTAGACATAGTTTATATTAATTTTATATAAAATAATTTATAAATGTTTTTAAATAAATTTATTTATTGTAAAATATTT